AGTTAACGTACCTAATTGGTTTTGTAATTCTACTAATCTTTCTGCATTAATTTCAGCTTGTTCTTGAGCCATCATTGCACCACGTGCATGTGCCTCGTCCTTTTGTTTTTGTCTTATGTTTTGTAAAGTTTTAGAAAAAGCATTTAATGAACTAGAAAATTCTTGAGCTTCCTGAATGCCACGTTGACCCATGGTATTAGCCATAGCTGTACGTTGGGCGTTGGCTTGTTGAACGTTGGCTCTTTCACGAGACCTCATGCGTTCAATGTTTCTATCGTATGAACTACTCATTCCGGCCACGCTCCTGCAATAGTACTACCTATGCCTAATATTAAACCAGCTGACGATTTTTTCGGTTCCAGTTCTGGAGCCATCGGTGTTGATCCATGTATAGGAGCAAATCTAATTTGTTCATACAAATCTCTAGATTTTTCTGTAGCTTGTTGTCGTTGAATATCTTTTTGAACTGCAGTTTCTTCTTTAGACATCATAAGATTATGCAGTATTTCAGATTTTTGTTGTCCTAATTTCTTAGCACTTTTACCTGCTAATCGAGCTGCAGTCCGACCTGTTTGTGTACCTGCATACTCATTCTCGTACATTTCTATAATAGCTTTTTCTATTTTTTGATCAGACTCTGCAAATAATCTATCTAATTTTTGATCTTCTTGAGTCCATTGATCTACCATAGCTCTATAAACATCTTCTTGTTTGATGTCTTCAATCTGGATATCGTTTCTATATTGAGCACGATCGAACATTACTTCTACATCGTACAATCTGTTTTGTTCTTCAAAGTTACGAAGTTTAGTACGATTTTTACCAGCTATGGCATTATTCGCTGCTTGATGTTCCGCTACTTGTCCCATTGCTGAGAACCCGGCGGCTATTGTTGTTGGTTCGCACACGGCAAAATTCTATAAAGGTTAATTTGTTAGGACCATGTTCAAGTTCTCGTAAGAACTTAAATCCTAGAAACTTTAGAAGTTTTAGATGAGCGGTATTCCGTTTATCTACAATGTTCCAAAGGAGTTTCTCTTCTCTGCTTAATATAAATCGTTTAGCTTCTCTTGCAAAGGTGAGTGGGTATTCATGTATTGCTGGAGTGCATAGCATCCAAACTTTACCACCTTCCTGTACACCAGCTAATCCGGCAGTCTTGCCGTTAGGCGTTTTAAAGTAAACTGTATCTCCATTAAAAGCAGCAAATGGTATATACCAGCGTGGGAAATGGCCGTGACCCTCCCATACTTCTCTATAGTCATCTGGTCGAAGATTAGAGGCGACCTCAACGGCTGCCTCCATTGTAATTGGGTGAATGTAATTACTCATGTAATGCGTGTTTTAATTTATCTATGGTTTCTTGCATCCAAGATTCCCAAGGATTACCTAGGGGTAGATTCATACTTTTATACATGCGATTCTTTTTTAACCATTGCATGTATATACGTACTTCTTGTTCGGTAAAATTGATGTTATACACGTTGATAATATCTGGGTGAGTAGTCCCCTTCCCAGTTCATTGAATGTAAAGTTGCTGGTGAGGGATGGTTAGATTTTATTAATACGCTTAGGTTAGTATTCCTATCGTATACTGGTATTGTATGTACATATCCTGACGCTATCGCTGCTGTACTAGCATTTATATTATTCCATTCTTTAGACTCTACTGTGTATGTGTAGTCAGCTCTACCTTTACGTTTAAGAGTTACATCTAAAACACCTACATCTCCAAAGTCAAAATTCATTCTATGTAATACAAGAGATCCTCTAGTTTCAGATCTACTTTTATCACCTTCTGCTCTAGTTACATATACCTTAGGTAACTCTACTTCAAACTCATATTCATATCCAACAATTAAATCTGTATTAACAGAAACGGTAGACGAACCAGCTTCGGTAGATGTCTTCCAATTTCCGGGTAAAGTAACTGTTTGGTTAGGAGCTGTACCTGTAATAGCAGATGCTGGAATATCATAACTTTTACCAGCTGCATCACTATCAGTTATACAATAAGCTGTAAGTGTACGAGTGCTGTAAAAACCTGCACCTAAAGTAAACGTTGTTACATCATTAACAGTATCATATGTCATATCTCCAGATGCAATCGTTTTCTTTGTATCTAAATGAACACGATTTTCATCAGGTGCAGTTCCTATCATAGGAGTTCCAGAAGATAATTTTATGTCAAATTTTTCTAATGTATATGTGGAGCCTGTATTTAATACAACATAATATTTATCATCCATCATGGTCTGAAAAATAACATTATTAGGTAATGTCCATCTAAACCATGCAGATTGAGCACGAGTATCTCCAGTTTCATAAAATTTATAACCCCATACTTCGTTTGAGGCAGTATGTAATGTACTATCTACTGCAAATAAAAGAAGTTGATTTTCGGTTGATGCGGTTACATTAGTTATTTTTTGCGGAAATAATTCTGCTATAATTTTACTTTGTTCTTGTACCGTAGGTTCATCTCTGGTAGTAACATTTGCTATTTCATAAAACCTAGCTTCACGTGCTGTGCTATTTAAAAACCCTATAGTAGTACCTAGTGATACTGGGTTACTATCTGGATTAAATGCATAGGATGCTGCATACGTTATCTTAGCTGTTTCAGGAGTAAGCAAAGCTTCAGCTCCAGAACTCAGCAAGAATTGTTCACTAGCACTAAATATAACTAGACCTCCAGCATTTTCAACAGCGTCAAACAGTCGAGTAGGATACGTCGAACTAGATTGTAAATCAATCGGGTCAGCGTTAGAAATAGCCATCGCAGTTTTTACCCAAAAATTATAGAAGTCATTTACTCTAGATAGAATAACATTTTCTTCACTAAGTAAAGCAATTCTATTTCTAAAGAATATCATCTTTTGGATACGGTGTCCTACAAACGACGGTTCAGCATTTGTTATGTCATCACCTACGTCACGTTTACCCCAATCTGGATAACCAAATTGAAATGCACCGTTAGAATAAGTTTGAGCTGATCCCCCATTAATAGCAAATGTCCCGGGAAGCACTCTGGTGAGCTTCAGAGGCATTGTATCGTTGTCAAAGGTAGTTGTTATCCCCGGCTCCGCACACTCTTCCCACACGCCCTCTCCGAAGCGAACTGGATGAATTGTAACGTTACCACTTGTTGTACCTGAGGATGCATCTGTTATATCAAATGTATTTGTTTGTACGTTAGAAATGTCATAAAAACCATCGGTAGCATTACCAGTTGTAAAATCTAATATTACTTCATCACCACCGTTATACCCATGGTTAGGTAATGTTACAGTTACAGTAGATCCTGACCTAGTATATGTAGCTGTTTGAGTTAATGGATTATCTGCTGTATCTGTTACACCTTCAGCAAAAAACTTAAGGTAATAATCATCCATATCCTCACCACTATTAACAATACGTACAGTATATCCATGACGACATACACGAGGTAAATCAGCTATATTATTAGCTTCAGTTGTGGTTACAGTCATTAACTGTTTTTCTGGTGATGTTACACCAAACGGTGTAGCTCTATATAAATATATACCATTTCCAGAAATTCTTGATGTAATACCATGACCACTTATTCCATCTAATGTAACTTTAATATCACCTAATATACCATTAGAAGATACATGTTCGTCAGCACTAGATGATGTAGGAGCTGGACGTACTGCTGCTACGTTAGCTCTAGATATAACATTTACGTGACTTTTAACTGTAACTGTAGTTGTTACACCTTTACTAGATGTATGTCCATGTGTATCATTAGTTGTCCAATTTTCACCACCAAATTGTAATTTTACATAAGCTTGATATGTGTCATGATATCTATCAATAGCTTCAGTATCACTATGGTTAGCGTCTACCTGTGGTGTACAACGGATATCCATCTCATATCTAAGGTTAGCTTTACCAGTTGCACTATTATTAGGAGGTGACGTATCGCATTTACTGGTACCTGTTTCTACATTAACAACTTCTCTACCTGCTCCTTTACAGTCACCATTACTGGTACCACTATAATTTGTAGCACCATCTACAGTACCGACTGTAAGAGAAGTAGCTCTAGGATATGAAATTGTAGTATTATCACCCGGATCATATATATCTAATGCATACTGTTTACCATAAGATATAGTATCTAGTGATATAAAAGCTTCGTGTAATTGAGGTGGAGATTTATCTGCAGCATCAGTTTTCATGGCTACTGATTTTCTTCTATTAACAAAAAACGTAGTTTCGTTAATTGTCATTACCTGTATATCAGACGACTTTTCATCTGATAGTGCAGTATTGTCTAAGTAAGTAGCTTTGTTTGTACCTGCTACATTAGCATAATCTACAGGTATTTCTACACCGTCACTACATCTCCATATTTTAATTGCTCCATCAGCACCGCATTGACCAATATACTGTTCCTCATCATCAGTATAGATGTTAAACCATTTGGTATTAGCAGCTGTAGAAGGAGATATTGTATTTACTAATTGACTTCCCGGACGTTTGATAAGTTGTCTTACTACGTCAGGAACCCCATTAACTAAGTCTACTACTTGTCCCGGAATTTTTTTTTCGTCAGGTTGTGTAGACATACCTAATACGTAACTAGGTACTTTTTGTGTAACACTTGCCATTAGCGTCTAAGCATTTTATAAGGTTTATAAGATTGATAAGCAGACTCATCTGGGTGTCCAAGCATGTTGTGATCACCCTGATTGCATTCATATTCCATACATGCAGCTCTTGCTTGTGATTCAAAAGTTGACATCATTTTCTGTAGTTCAGCATTGGAAACTAATTGTACTGCAGCTCTACCGCAAGCTTTATATATAATATATCTTTGAAATGGAGCTGGTATATCTTCAAATGCTAGTAGTCTTACATAGTTAAAATAAAAAAACTCATCATCTGGAAATTCAAATGTATGATTTACTCTATCATATATTTTCCATAGTCCATCTGTATCTTTTTTTCTAACAAAATCTCTAGTACGGTCCCATGCATCTGCCATATCTATACGCATAACATCTGCTGGAATTATAAATTTATTATCAGCTGTTTTATTAGTATTTTTAATATGATACTCTTGGTTAAAAATCCAACCTTCGCTCTGTACATCTTGATTAGATTCTTTTAAAAGGTTATATACAAATGATACCTCTGGATTAGTGAAATCTAATTGAGATATAGGAGACTGACCTATGCTACCCAATATGGAGTTTACTGCGGATAGTTCGGTATCGAGTGTTGTAGTTGTGGTAGTCATAGGTTAAGAATTATGAATAAAAAAAAGGGAGGTCGTGAAACCCCCCTTATGTGTGTTAAGTATATTGTCCAGAAACAACAGCACATGTGTCAAGGACACCTGAACCGCCGACTGTGTTATATGCTAAACGTAAGTTTTTTGTTGTGGAAGCTACCGCTGAAGGTGAGCCTGATCCACTTGTATCTGAAGGAGATATACGAGTCTCTGTACCTTGACAAGATCCGTATTCTCCAACTGCTGTTGGAACTGCCATAATATT